GCTGCCTGACGGCGCGCTTCCGATCTACGACAAGGATCCGGAAGTCACGGCGTTCGTGGTCGGCGAAGAAGGCCAGAACATCGTCTCGATCCAGAAGCCGCGTCGCGTGATCTTCCCGTTGTTCGAGGTCGCCTCGAACCCGGAAATCCCGCTCACCCAGATCAAGGAGCGTCGGTTCGATCTGATCGAACGCGCCCAGGACCTGGCGAAGGCTCAAATCCAGGCGGCAGAAGACGAGCGCGTCTTCGCGGTGCTCGACTCGATCGCCGTCTCGGGCTTCGACACCCTCGCGGGGGGCACGAACCCGGACGTGGCCGTTGTGGCTCCGATCTCGCCGAGCGTCCTCGCGGACGCCTGCGCCGAGATCGAGCGTCACGACCTCCGCGTCGCGCGTATCTACATGAACGCGGTCGACTATGCAGACATCCGAAAGTTCGGTCGTGACATCCTAGACATCGAGACCCAGGCGACGCTGCTCAAGACTGGTCTACAGTCGACTCTCTGGGGCGCTCAGATCATCACGAGCCGTCTGGTTCCGGCTGGCTTCGTATACGTCTGCGGCGAGCCGGAGAACTTCGGACGTTTCCCCGTCCGCACCGAGTTGACGGTGCTGTCGGCGGATGATCCGAAGGCGCGCACGATCGGCTTCTCATGCTTCGAGAACGTCGGCATCGGTGCGTTCAACCCGCGTGCGTTGACTCGGCTCATCGTGAGCCGTTTCTGAGTCTAACTAAACCTAACGACTCGAAGCAAAGGGGGGAGGGGGAGCCGTTCAGGGAAACCGGGCGGCTTCTTTCTTTGTTGGGCCATCCTTGGGCGTGGTGCCGGGGTTGCTAATCCATCGATGGCTCCTCCTCTAGTGGAGGCCGCTCGCTTCGGCCGATATCGAGAGGAGATGAACAATGGAGACTCAGATGCAGAAGTACCGTGCGACTCGCGACTTCGGAATGGCCGGATTCACGGTGCAGCGCGGGATGGAGATCGGATTCGACGGTTACAATGTCCAGGTAGCAGGACGTCCCGCGCAGCCGCTCCCGACGTTCAAAGGTGCGATCAAAACGGGCTGGGCGGTCCCTGAGGCAGCGTATGACCCCGCGGCGGGACCCGGTGTGCCTCAGCGCGCAAACATCAAGGTCCGGCCCGCCGACACTGGGAATCCTGTCGCGCCGCGCACGGCGTCGTCGATGATCGCGACGACGGCCGAAGAGGAGCAGATCGTCGGCAACTACATGGATCATGCCGCCGGTGTACGACAGTCCAACCAGAGGCGAAGCAATCTCACGACCGAGTCTCAGGACGGGGTCCCGGTGCGCTCGCTCAAGACGGTGGCGAATTCTCGCTGGGGCCAACGCACTGAACTCAACGGCAGCAATACTCAGCAGGTCCTCGCCGCTGCGGAGAGTGTAAAGATTGAGGCCGGGCGAGGTATGACGCGCGAGGAGTACCTGGAGCGTCTGTCGCCCGAGGACCGGGAGGTCTATCTCGCCGAGATTGAGGCGAGGAGGTTTTCCCACCCGGGGGTCGAGCCGGTGCAGGCGCCTGAGACTCAAGGGAAGGTCGTGGGCCGCGTTGCGGCGCCGAAGGACCTCGACACGATGGGCATGCGTGTGACCACGACCGTTGGTGGTGGCACCGATACTGTCGACCTGACCGGGCTCGACGGTGCGCCAGCCGAGGTCCGCGTCGTAGAGGCTGAGGGCATGCGATTCACGACCACGAATGGCCCGAGACGAACGCCACGCGCGCAGGAGGCGAAGCCGACCACGACGCCGCAAGTGGATCCGGGTGCGGGGTCCTTTCAGGACATCGACCCGCGGCGCGTCATCGCCCGAGCAGTCTGCTCGGACTTCCCGGACCTCTACGACTTCGACCTGCCGCTCCGGAAGAAGCTCGCACGTCTGCGCGCGGACTTCGAGGATCGGCCCGACGTGATCCGCGCCGTTGCTGCGGCCGAGACCGACACCGAGATGCGAGTGCTTCTGGTGTCCGAGTTCCCTGAGGCTTTCCAGGCGGCGGCGCCCTAGTCTTCTTTTCAGCGAGCCCACACAGATGGGCGCAGCAGAAGTTCTTCGAGAGGGGGCTGCAATGGTCGAGGAGACCAGGGCGGCTCCCGGTGACGTGGCAGGGTACATCTACTTGGTCACCAACCTGCTGAACGGCAAGGGATACTTCGGGCAGACACGGTCAACCCTTGACCATCGATGGACTCAACATCTTGTGGGGGCTCGGACGACTCGCAGCGCCTTGCATTGTGCGATTCGAAAGTACGGTGGCGCGAACTTCCGAATCGAACTGTTAGAGACCGTGCGAAGGACTCGCGAAGATCTGCTCCAGGCAGAGATAGAAGCGATCTCCCGGCACGGCTCTCCCTCCTACGCAGCGAAGCGTGATGCTAGTTTGAGGGGAGCTGCTGAGAAACGGGCGCACGACGCTGTAGAGCGCGACAAGGCGTTTCCACCGGAGGTCGCTGCCCAGCGCACTCGCAGACGTGCATCAGCGAGACGCCGCGCGGCAGCCGGGCGCGCAAAGGTGGGGAAATGAGCGCAATGACGTACATGATCGAGGAGCTTGGCGACGCGCGCATGCGCTGCGACCAGCTCCTCAGATACGTCGATAAGGCAATCAAGCTCATCGAGAAGTCGAGCCACAAGGATCACTTTTTCGAGGTCGCAGGTGACGTCATTCAGGGGATACCCACGACGGCGTTCAAGCTGCACAAGGCCCTGCAGGCTGTAGCGCTTGCCGCAAATCGTATCGACTACGAGGAAATCAAACAAGACCTCCGACCCGAGAAGGCGGAGGAACTCGAGCGCGTCTTGAAAGACGTTCGTGTGCGCCAAGTCCAGAGACGGAGCCTACCAATGCTGAACCCAGGAAATGTCGTCGAACAACTCAGAGGCCTGGCCAAGCAGGCCCGTGATGAAGGTCGGCTCGACACCGACAGGCTCGGACAGTTGATCGCCTCACTCGAGGCGGGGGCTCCTAAGGTCGCAGAAGACGCGGGCGCGAAGGCCGCGGCCCAGCTCGAGGCCATGGCTCTGGCGCTGGAGAATCCCCCTGAGGGAGAGATGCCGAGCCGTATCAGGCTGGCGCTGGTGCTGAGGAAGACGCTTGCCGAGCACTTCGAGCTTCAGTCCGCGGAAGCGCTAAAGAAGCAGGCCCAGCTCTTCGAGTCGGTTGAAGAGGAGGCTATGACGGAGGTCGCTACTGCAATCAGCGCCCTAAAGAACCTTCTTCGTGGGGCACGGAATCCACGGCGAGCGAGAACCCTCGTCGTGAGTGCGCTCGCGTCTATTGCGCGTCTCACACAAGTGCTTGGACAGGACCAATCAATCGCGGAAGCATTGGAGCGCGCGAGGGACATCCTCTTTCGAAAGTGGTCGATGACTAGCCTGCTCGATAAGGAAGTTCCATCTTCCATTTACTCTCTGGCAGACGAGCCCAAGACGGCCGCCGACGACGAGAAGCACTCCCGCTACGAGGAAGGGAAGTCCGCCGACCCCACGGAGAACATGTCGGAGGAGGACGCAAAGGCGTGGAAGGAAAACACCGACGAGCACGGTGATAGATTCAAGAAAGATGCGAGGGGTGAGATGATCCCCCCGTCAGGGATCGCGACGTTCTCTCCGGTGGATGCCGCGACGGCCGTCGAGAGCGCGATCACGAGCCTGAAGCAGCTCTATCGCCTGCTGACGGTCACGTCGAGTATGCGACCGGGCGCCGTCAGCCTCGCATTCAAGGAATGCATCGTCGAGTTGGGTACCGCGGCATGGCACCTGAACCTTCCGGATCTCTCTGCAATTCTCGAGAAGGCCCGTTTGAAGACCCGAGTCAAGAGCCCGGACCGTGTGGCATTCGCGGTGGAGAGCGATCCGCAGTCTTTAGAGGGTCTCGACGAGGTGCTCGAGATGCTCCTAGCCAATGCACGAAAGGCCAGGGTCTACGGCGGCCAGGCAAATTACGACCGTATGTTCTACACGTTGATCAAGGTGATCGGCAACGTCCAGGCCGTGGCTGAAAACGTCGGTGTGCCCGGCACCTCCATCTTGGACCGGGTCATCAAGACGTTCGTTCCGTACGCCGGTGGCAGTCGTCCGATGCTCGCTGCCAAAGACGACAAGCGCTCGCGCTACGAGGACGGGAAGTCTGCGGACCCCACCGAGAACATGAGCAAAGAAGACGCGAAG